TGAATTTCAGACGACCTGTTGTTGAATTAATCTTTATCGACGAATTTACCCGCCGTTTTTTTGACCCATTTAGTCATAATGCTTGGGGCTAGGCTTTTCACGGTATCCATCGCATGACCTGTCAGAATGCCGACAAAAGCACCGGCTACCGCGCAAGTCCATACTTGATTAACCATCAAAAACCGCTCTGCTACTGCCGCCGCTGCAACCGCCGAAATCAAGGCTTCGAACAGACTTGATACAGGTGCGTCATGGTCTTTCATGCTCGACCACACGCTACCGACGATGCCGCCCCCTATGGCGAACAGATAGCCGAATTGAAAAAAATCTTGCATTATTCCCCCTTCTGTTTCCGTTTGAATTTATCCTCCGAAAACAAGAATTTAAGTGAGTTATTTCCAGCGAGTAAGCACAGAAAAGCCAAGACGGGCGGAATAACCATGCCTGTATGAGCAGGCGGGTAGGCAGCCCAGAAAGCATATGCCGTCAAATACCAAATAAAAGCTGATATCAACAACATATAGCCTGACAGAACCTCCCCTTTGAATGTCTGCCAGTACATCGCCGCCAACTGCAACACACCGACGCCGCCGAATACCAGTATCAGCGTCAGTTCCGAAATGTCTTTGAACTTGTAGTAGATGGGCCAGTTGTAGATATCGTTCGGCGAGAACGCGAAGACCAGCGCGTAACCAATCATCGAACACCCACTGACAAACTCAACTGCCCGCGTCCCCGTGCTAAACAACCAACGCTGAAATCGAACGGGAAGAAATCGAAGTTCAAAGGCATATTTAAGCCATTGAATAGACTTGCTCATTTAAAAACCTCCATAGAAAAAAGGTCGCCCTTTCAGACGACCTAACCACTTACACCAATTTAAAATCACGATTCATCTGTTTCAACAGCTTCGCAATGTCCTTTTTGTGGACAAAGTCGCCGCCCGTTGTGTTGATGATAATCGTGCTGTTATCGCCCCCTGACTGACCCGCCATTTCACGGATTGTCTGCGCGTGTTCCGCAGGCAAAACCATCTCGTTTTCGTGCAGTTGCGTCAGAGGGTTGATGCCTGCCGGGATATCCCAGCCGCCTGCCGCCGATGGAATCCGCGTCGTGGTCGTGGTTGTTGAAGAGCCGCCACCGCCCATCAAACCCATTACAGCCGCCATCATTGCCGCCATCGCTGCGACAGCAAGAATAGGACCAACATAAGGAATGCCAGCTTGAGAAGATGCAGCCCCTGACGCTGCTTGAACGGCATTTTTACCGACGACCGCCGTCGTTTCTGTCGTCTTGGTTGCTACGGTTTTCGACGCCGCCGCCGTTTCCAGCGATTCCTTAGTTCCGAAAATCATTTTATAAATCGCCGATTCCTGAACCATGCGCTGCATCATGCCTGCAAGCGGTTTGGTAACCATTTCTTGAATAAAGGTTTGCCCCATACTCTTGAAAAAGCCGTTCATCGCCTGACGGAAATTCTGCGTTCTTGACAACATGGCAGAAAAAGCCTGCCCCATCTGTTGCTGCGCTTCTTGCCAAACGTTCTTGCCGCCGTCTTGCAGCATTTCCATAACGTTGGGCGCGTCTTTCCGGCGTTGGTTTTCGCGCTTGCCCTGATTCTTAGTTTGCTCGCGTTCGTGACCTTGCCCAAGTTCCGCCATTTGCTGTTTCAGCTTATCTATGGCTGATTGGCTGTACGTCGGGTCTTGTTCGGCAAGTGCGATCCGTTCTTGCAATGCGTCATAGGCAATTTGGTAACGGCGGTTTTCAAACTCGATTTCCAAGTCTAGGCGTTCGAGTTGCGAAATGCGCCCAGCGGCTAGGGCTTGGTCTGCCGCGTCCTTTTCCATATCCAGCTTGTGCTTATCCAGCTTCTCCCATGCCGCCACCTGATTGATTTTGGCTTCGGTCGATTGTTTGGATAATTGGTCTTCAAGGGTCAGGATTTTTTCACGCAGTTTCAAGCCTGTTTTACTGCCTGCGTCAACCGTTGCCAGTTTTGCGCGCCAGTAAGCGGCTTCCCGCGCCAAATCCCATTCTTGATGATTCAGCGTGTCTCGCTGCATTTCACGGTGTGCCAGCTTTTGGGCTTTGATTTCTTCTTCCCATGCCTGCATCGGGTCTTTGGCTGCGCCGGCATGACCGCCGCCGCTTCTACCTTTACGCCCGCCGCCTTTGCGACCGCTTCCGCCTCCACCACCACCGCCACCACCTGACGGGACGCGGGATTTCGGCATACTCCCACCACCACCACCACCGCCGCGCATGGCTTTTTGCTCGTGAATCAGAGCAGCGCGGGCTTTGATGTTGTCAACTGCATTTCCAACACGGTCTTTTGACATGCTGTCAGAGATTCGACCACCAAGCCCGCCATCGTCCATACGCCCAATCTGAACATTATTCAGTTTGTCGATGCCTGATACGCCGACCATCGATGCGGCTTTGTTGGCGTAGTCAATCATGCTGTTAATCATGCCGACCGCTCGGTTTACCATCCACTCAATCGCAGAGATAAACACGTTACCGATAGCCTTGCCAAGATTGGCGAAGAACTGCGGCATATTGTTGGCAGATTCTTTAATCAGCATCCAGCCTGTTGCGAACGTGTTGATATAGGCGTTGACATATGCGCCGACCACCGTTGCAATCGCCGACATAACACGGCTAAACAATGCCGACCAGCCGCCGACATTTTCATTCAGCCAGTCCGTCACGCCGCCAAACCAAGCCTTAATCTCTTCAATCGCCGCCCCGATGGTTTCCGTAATTGCCTGCCAAACCGCTTGAATCACATCAAGCAGGTTCGACCAGCCGCCGCCGAAAACATCGATTTGGTCGCCGAATTGGGCAATCAATCCGATGACCGTGCCGATGGCAACCGCAATCAAACCAAACGGGTTTGCAAGCATGGCGACATTTAAGCCGATGACCTGCGCCGTTGCGGCGGCAACCGCCACGCCAAAGCCTGCCACAATCGGGACGACCAAATTCAGGTTATCCGCAATCATTTTGATGATGGACGCGATACCCGACATTGCGCCGCTATCGTTTAACAGCTTAGAAATCATGCTTTGCCAGTTGTTCGAGAACACCGTCAGAGCCTGACCCATCGTCATGGGCATTTTCGCCGCCTGCTCGCCGAATTTTTCCGATGCGCCCGATATAGCTTTAAACAGCACATCCGCCGTCAGCTCGCCCTCGCTGCCCAGCTTTTTAATTTCAGCGCGGGATTTGCCCATATATTCCGCAATGGTATCGAGCAGGATAGGGGCGGCTTCGGCGATAGATTTAAATTCATCGCCCTGCAACACGCCGCTGCCCAAAGCCTGCGATAACTGCAAAAGCGCGGCGGCTTGCTGCTCCGCCTGAACGCCGCCAATAGTCATGGCGTTATTCGTCGCTTCGGTAAACTGCAAGATTTCCTGCTGCGTGTAGCCGTAGTCTTTCAGCGCGCGGCTTGTGGATACATACAGGCTTGATGTTGATTCCAACGACGCGCGGGTATTGTTCGCCACCTCCAAAAGTTGACGCTGTACGGACAAATACTCCGTTTCAGACGACGTGACTTGTCGGACTTGGCTGTTTATCGACTGCATGGCATCGGCAGTATCAAGCAGGGATTTGGCAAATGACAGCGTTGCAAAACCGGCTAAAACCGTTCCGATTTTCCCCAGTCCGCCTGCCGCCTCTTCTGCCTTATCGCCTGTCTTGGCAAGTTCTGCGTTCAGTTCACTGACCTTTTCCTTGCCGTCGCTGACGCCCCCGACAAAATCGGACATATCAATGTCGAACGCCTTTTCCATCGATTTCTGCATTTCGGAAAAGCTGCGCGTCAATTCTGATCGCACCTGCCCGATAGCGTTTTCAATCTGCTTGGAAGCATTCGACGCCGCGCTTGCCGCCTGATTAAAGCCCGCAGCCGTGCCGTTCTCGACGGTTATCTTGATTTTTGTTTCTAAATCGCTCATACGACCGC